ATAGTGTAACTCCGTTTGAGTTTAAAATAATCGGCGCGGTGACTACAACCTGTAAACCTTCTGTGACGCTATCTACGGCTAATCCAGAAATTTCAGGCTCGAAACTGACTCCTAAACCGCTGCCATCTATTTTTAGACTGCTGTCATTTAAAATACCTATACCACTAGCATTAGTATATAGTGCACTATCTGCGCTTTTTATTTTTAAACTATTTGACTCTGCATCTACTTCAAGCCCACCAGTGCTAGATGGATTAATAGCCAAGCCAGAAGCATCTACAGTCAGTCCAGAGTTGGTAGATTTTTTTACAGAAAGACCGCTTTCTGTTGTTTCCAAGGATAAATCAGCCTTCTTGATCCCTAAGGCATCTGAATCTGTCTCTAGGCCACCTGTGCTAGATAAATTAACATCTAATGTCTTGTTGCCGTTTGAGTAGACCAAGCCGCTTCCAGCAGTCAACATTGTTGACGGGTCCGATATTGATTCAGTTATATTAAGAGAAACCGTATCGTTTTGATGTATTAGCTGGCCGTTTGTATTAATCCAAAGTCCACTTTGAGATGTGCCTATTGGATTTGTAGTTTCTTTTGTAAAAGTAATTCCCTTTGGGTCTATTACACCAGTGACGCCGATATCGCCGTTTATTTGTAAAAGTTTCTGTCCAGGCGAACCGTTTATAGTTATAGGACTTCCATCATCTATATCTATTATATTTCCGCCGTAGTATGCGTCTTGCAGATCTTCAACTGTACTCAAGGACGGAGTGAAGTATACTGCTGAGTTTCCATCCACTCTAAAAGTTACAACATCGTCTTCTTCTAAGTCTCTAAATATTTGTATATCGTTAGATAAAGATCCTGTTGTTCCAGTTTCGCTGTAGTCGTCACCTAATCTTAATTTTTGACCGTTTAGCCATACCTGTAGCTGACCACTTCCAACAACGAAGTTTTGAGTGGATGCATCTTCTCTACTGTCTTGTGGCAAGCTCATACTAGTGCCATTAACAAATGGAGTATTAAACTGATACGTTGTTATTGCGCTGGGTACGCCTATCTTGCTCTCTTCGTATATGTTTGCAGCCGGCGTCGCATGATTATGTCTATGTAGCGCTCCGCTTCTTACCGAATACAACACTACAACATCTTGATCCGTAGGAACATTGGTTGTGTTAGTTATATAAAGTGCACCCGCGGCGTCTGTGTCTTGATAGGCGGCATTAGTTGTTGTAATAGTAAATACTTTAGCTGCATTTCTATTTATTCTAACCCATACACTTTGACCATTTGATACTGTTCGTAGTTCAGAACTTAAATCATTTATTGATCCACAGTCTATGCTGTTGTTAACGCTGCCGGGTATTAATATTTCAACTTCGCTATCGCTTGAGTTATAGGATATTAAACTATTTGCATATTTTATTCCGCCAACATCTTGAATAACTATATTTTTATTCTGACTTGTTTCGTAGTCATTTGATGTCCACGACGACGAGTTTCTAATCTCATGTCCATCCCATGAGTAAACTGATGTGCCAGAAAATCTATAAAATAGTACTATTCTATTTTCTTTTAAAAGAAAAGAAGATCCAAGGCTTTGTACTGTACATGCTGCAGGGGCGCCTGATTGTCTATCTATGTCACATACTAAAGCTTGATTTGCTGCTAGTGTAAAGCTAGAGCCAGTAGTTATAGATTGTTGTGTAGAACCAGGTTTTTCTATAATAATAGAACCATCTACAGTCACAATTTGATCGCCACCGGTGCTAGTGTTTCTATATGTAGCTCTACCTATTATCTTAGAGCCTCTATCTTGAACCCTGTCCGCCATCATTGCGGTTAATTTTGATATCCTTGTTGTTACACTGTCGTCAGGGTTAGAGTTGAAATCTTGATACCCATCTAGTGCATTATATCCATCTGGGGTTTTATAAACAGGGCTTGTCTGCGCCAGAGAATCCATACCTATAAATTTAAGTATGTTAAATGTATCGGGCTCGTTTATATCTACTGTCTCGCCTTGAACAACTCTAGCTGCACCAAATTCAGTTCTTAAATTAATTCTTGCGCATGTTGCAGTCGCGTTTACTGTAGTTAGATCAGTAATTGAATTTGAGTCAATGCTAGAAGGGATTTGAAACTCTGTAGAGCTTCTGTTGTTTATTTGATATTTCTGATTGTTACCATATCCTGCTGCACCGTTTATAATTACAGTTTGATTTGATTCAAAATTGTGGTTTGCGGATTCTAATTGAAACCCATCATCGGTTGATCTAGATGATGTCTTAACTACGCCCCATCTTGCTGTTACAATGTCTTCATTAGACAAACCAGAATACTTAATAACAACACCAAGAGTCGATTCGACCTCAACTTGGTATGTCACATCATAATCGTCATCTGATAGCGCTATTCTGTCGCCGTCATTAAGATCATGTGCGGTCTCAAAAGTAAGCTTTAGTGTTTCAGTGTTTACCTCAGACACTGTTGCTGTTTTAGAAAAATTCGTTATGCTTTCTATTTTTTGAATAGTATCTGATCTGTTCGCTAACCAAAATAAATCGCCACCAGCTACAAAAAGATCAGAGCTGTTTCTATTGCTTCTTAAAATATCTTCGTCTTGATATTCACCCTTAGTGAACACAGCAGAATCTGTTACTGTTGGGCCAACATATACGCCAGATAGCTTTATGGATATTGCATTTTCAGGAGATGTTGGATCTCCTGATGCGTTCAGCCCGTTATACAACTCTTCTACGCGAAGATACAGATTGTTGTCGTCTCCGTGCCTCTTTACCCAGTCTCCCTTTTTAAGATTTTCAAAAGAGCCAATGGTTCCATTTATATAGCTTTCACCATACTCAAACTCAACTGGAGAGTCTAATTCGTTTATCTGCTTTTCTCTTTCGAGCTTGACCCACATGATCTGATCATCTAATAAGTCTTTTCCAGAGCTATTAGATCTGATTATGATATCTCTAGGATCGTTCATTCTTCTGATTACTATGTCTTCAGACCAAGATATTCGACCAGGGTTTGCTATGCTATGTGTCCAACTGCCTTTAGATTTAATACTTGTAGCAAGTGCGTCACCATGTATATTAGATAGATTTAAAGTTGGAGTAGATTCATACCAAAAAGTGGTTCCAGAAAGCTCTAAAAGCTTTGTCATTACCGCATCCATCCACTCTTTTAAAGTGTAGATGTTTTGATCTCCACCTTGAAAAGAATTACTAGACGTGGAGTCGTTGATAGTTAAAAGTGGCTCATCTCTCTCATATATGGACTCGGGCAGGCTTCTAAATGAAAACTTATTCAATGGGTTTGGGTTTGCGCCGCCGCTACCCAAGCGAAACATCATGTCTCTACAGTCTGTTATGCTTGTTATGATAGCATTTGCGCCTGTTTGTATCTTTGCTATGGGCACAGTCCCAGTTGGAAAAGTAGAAACCGACACATTTACGTTGATCTTCAATACAGATTGAGTGTTTACGCCTTGATTAAACTCTCCACCGTTGCCGCCGTTTAAATCTACATCAAAAAATGCCCTAGTGTCCTTGCCCTCTCCAGAGGATGAGAGTGTTAGATATATGTAGTTTATTGCATTGGCTCTTAGTATCGGCGATACTGGCTGTGATATTTCATTGCCCTCTGGTAAACCATAATAAAAACTACCAGAAGATGATTCAGTGTTATATAAAACAGAATCTGCAACTCTTATTGAGACAGACGAAGTGTTTATGCAGCTTGGTGCATCTATTATGTCAAAACCCTTTAATATTAAAGGCGCGGACCCGACTAAAGACTTTATTAAGAATTTAAAGTCAGAGGCCGTATAAGAGCTCATAGACAGCAAATCTGGAAGATCTAATCGCTGTTGAGAGCCAATTAATAATCTACTTAATACGGCCACAAGTAACTCCCTATTTTAACTGATATTACTAGACTATTGACGTTTGTCAACATCTAGTTACGCAAATATACTATTATTATACAGTAATTTAAGTCAGTCTAATTCATTGTCTGGGGTCTTCTGATATAGATCGTATTCACTGTAGTATATTTTAGGAAATCTTACTATATACCTTAAATAAGCACCAGCAGACTTAACCTCGCGTATGAGCTCCTGCAAAACCAATCTAGCCGCAGCCGGATCTGAAACGTATAGTGGGTACTCTTTACCTAAGCCACTTAGCACCTGAGCACCTTTTCTTTTTATTGCAACCACTGAGCTATTTATGCTATGGTTCTGTTGAAAAACATATGCTGGATCTAATGCTATAGTGTTATCTGAGGACTTATAGAGGTATCTTACTGGTCCTTCTTGCGTGTCTAAGCCGTAATCGAAGATTAAAAAACCTTGCTCACTTGGTATGCTATTTGGCGTCTTAACGCTTAAATTCATTGCTGTATTTCCAGCTTTAATTTCCATATTCAATTTTGCAGTAAAGCTAGATAAAACAAAAGCAGACGAGCTGTCCCACATATAAGGACCAAAAATACCAGTATCTATTTTAGAACCAGTTAGATATAGTCTAGAGCCGGCATCTGCTATGCCTATTCTTTCTGCCCTTACGGTTCCGCTAGTCTTTGTGTCAGTTTCTTCGCCAAACAACTCGTACGTGAACGCATTCTGATTTATTGTTGTCACCTTAAAGGTGCCGTTAAGATTATCAAGATCATCAACATTGCTGACTTCGTATATTTTTACTGAATCCCCCGTTGCTATATCATGCGGTATGGCAGTTGTAACGGTAACGAGGTTTGCGGTATCTCTTTTTATTGTGCTTATTGCTATCTCAAATATTCCAGAACTATTTGGAAGATCCGGAGTTATTCCAGTTAGTACGTTTCCACTTTTGCCGATGTATGAGAATTTTTTTTCAAAAAAATCCAATCTACCGTTTATCAAGTGCGAAGTGCTATAGTCTTCAAATTCTGTTTTAATTCTAGTCTGTATCTCTTCTACTGGCTCTAAAGCAAAGATTCCAGAATCTGGCCATTCTGAGGCATCATCTATCTCAATCTGCGAGTCAGAAACTCTCTGCCTCATGACACCAACAAGTCCATTTACGTGTGCAGAGCCTATTAATGATCTTCTAACTATTGGTGGCGTTGCTGGCATCTCTACTATTATCTCTCCAGTCGGCATCTCCCACACCATAGCCCTATTATTTTTAGTATACACTACAGATCGCTGTGGTCTGATAAACCTAACATAGTAATCTGTTCCTGTGTGGTCGAAATTAAGGTCTTCCTGTAATATGTTCTCGTAGGAGAAAGATATATCTTGTAGATCCACATCTATTATTTCAAACGAGCCAGATCCCGTTGGCATATCCAATAAGACAACATCACCAGTGGCAACCTTATCTAAAGACACTATGCTTCCACTTATGTATTTCATAGTTATCGTGCTGCCTATCTTGGTGATCTCCCAAGATGTGGTTTCCCCAGATCCTGTTTCTTCTATAAAACCTAAAAACTTTAAAGATATATTTGCTCTTCCACCTGTCATCTCAATAGAGCCCTTTGACCCTATAGTGTTGCTAAATATCTTAATTTGTTTTTGTTTTGTTATTTTATCGGTTGAGACCGTTGCAAAAGAGCCTAATGCCTGTCTATTTATTGACGCTGCTATCTCTTCTGGCAAAGCTGAAGACATGCTTGCAAACTCAGCATCGGAAAATATAATTTTTTCATCCTTTGCTGCGTCTACTTTGTAAACAAGCTCCCATCCATTCTTTAAAAAAAATGAATCTGCGCTTGAGCTTTCTACAAAGGCACTCGTTGCCTCCTTAAAGAAGAATATATCTAAAAGCTGATCCATTATATTTTTAACTTGTTTTGGCTGATACGCTAGTATTGGTATGTACTTTCTAAAGCTAGTATCGTCCATTCCGACTACTTTTGGACGCCCTACCTTTGAATTGGCAGCAAGCTTGTCTATATAGGGTCTGCTTGCTGTAGGAATAAAGAACTGCTTCCTGACTTCCTGTATCAGGTCTGCGGTATCTTGATCTGATTGTCCTATAGCCTCTACCAATGCCTTCCAATTAGGATTCTCTCTACTCTTAAATAGAGGGTTTAAATTGTCATGAATGCCGTCTATAGCTGTGCGGTTGTTTGCCATTAAACACCTATGAAATACTTATTAGTTCTGGTTTGGTTAGTGCTTTTTGATCGCTTAATATGAAAATTCTTTCTTCACTTGGACTTGGCGTTGTAAAGGTTACTGCTTCTACGCCGTAGATACTCATAACTCTAGTTATGGTCTCTGACAGTATCACGTCATCGCCAACACCTAATCCATTTACATACTGAACTATAACAGATTTAGCGTCACTGATTACATCTGTTAGGTTGACACCATATCTAGTTGTAATATTTAAAGTTAGCGATATCTCTACTGTTATGGGTGGCATAACTTCTATTCTAGAGCCTAATGCTCTTCTACCTGGATACGTGGATGTTTCAGGCTCAAAGCCATCTATAACTCTCTGTACAGTTCTCATAAGACCGGTATAGTAGTTGTAACCATCTATCCCTGTTGTTATTCCGAGATCAAAGCCAATCTTACCCATTGATTTTATTTTTGTTCCATTTACTTGAGACATTTTATATCCCCTATCTATAGGAGACACATACACATTTCTTTGATTTGAGTTTGACGGACTTATTGCTGTATATTCCACCTTGCGTATTGTTTTATATTTGTTATCTTCGCCTTCTTTTACATAAAAGCCATCTAGTCCACCAGATATGCTAAGATTTATATCTCCTGGTTCTTCTAAACCATTATTATTTTCAACTCTTAAAAGAGGCCGCTTAGTGGCTGCATCTATTCCGACGTGGGTTATTTTTCTTGTGCCAGAGTTTGAACTACTAAACCAGGTATTTGCTAACGCTCCACCGTATGCAATACTATCAATTACTAGATAGTCACCAGCGACCGCAGAGTCGCACTCGTAAACAGATATATCGCCTGTTGACTGCAATGTGACACCACCGTTTACGCTCAACTCTTGATCAAAAGATACGCCATCTGATATTCCAGATGCACCCGTGTACACTGACCCCAATGTTATAGTCACCACTCCGCCAGCCGAAGAAGTACTTAAAACTTGAACAAATTTATCATCTGTATCTTCTTTTTTCTTTATCCAAGTGTCTTCTAAAATTAACGCGCCCAAATTAGAATCGCCAACAGTCACAGAACTAGAGCCAGATATCCATGTCGCAGATGTAAATTTATTAAGTGTGTGCAGTTGCTCTATAGCGTTATTGTTTTTAAATATTACATAATCATTGTCTATTGCTAATATGCGATACCGACCGCTGTTTAATGAGTTAAATGTTGAACCCTTTATAACGATAAAATCGTCCACTGCTGCTCCGCAGTCTATAAAGTACGGTGAAGCACCAGATACTCTTTTAAGCTTAACTAGATCTCCATAACCTAGTTTTTCAATGCTGTACTTGGTGGACGATGCGCTGGCGCTGTGCTTTAGCTTAAACTTCAAGCTATGTGTGGGGCATATTTCTACTGCTCCGGCTGCATCCTGTGAAGTTGAGCTCATAGCTTGACCATTAGGATTAAGTATGTCTATATACTTGCCGGCAACATTAACGCTTACTATAGGGAAACCGGAATCGTCGCTTTCATCTAGTTTGTTTCCACCGACCCATGGTGATGACAACCCGTATGGGTTTAGCACGTCTCCCGCTTTGATTAATGCAAAATTTAATCCAGTGTCGATAGCCGTCCATCTCCATATGATTCCAGCTGCCTTACCATAAGCAGCAGATACGTCTGTTATTGTCCAGCCTGTAGAGGCTGAAAAACCAGTCGCCTTTGAGTTCATTAAGAAATTAAAACTGTCAGTGACTCCCTCTCTCTCAACACTTATGCTGTCTTGAGACTGCAGTCTAGATTTTCTTTTAGCCTGATTCTCATTGTATATCTCAACAAAATCTTCAGAGCTTATAGTGAACGGATACGCAGATGTTGTTAAAACTAAATCAGATGTTGTATCCGAATCTCCTATAATGTAAAACTCAGCGTTATTACCCCTTCCTCCAGCTATCTCTATAGCGCCAGAAGTGCCTAGTTTTTTAGATTTAATCTGAAGTCTTCTAAAATTACTCGCGACGCTCAAATCAGAAACAATAGGTAGCTGAGAAAGTGCCCTGTGAGACATATGATGCTTTATGTTTTCTATAGTTCTAGGAACTAATTTAAAAAACTCACCAAGCTTATCGGAATCATGATTTGGACATGTTGCCGGATTGTATAAGAATGTATCTCCTGGGGGTGCGCTGTTTAGTATTAATGATTTTTTAAGAGTAAAATGTGGATTTGCGTTATTAAACTCTCTAATAAACGATTGGCCATCCCATAGTGATATAGAGCTGTCACCAACTTCATGATCGTACGCTAGATTCCCGTCAACCTCCTCGCGCGTAGCTTTATTTATAACAAGAGCGATATTTCCTACTGGTACAGCAACTAGTGTCTCGCTGGTGTTTATCTTGTCACATATGGATTGTATGTCATTTTCTAAAAGTGGAAATATACTAATCTTTTCTATTACTTCATACTCGTCATTGACACCTGGAGTGAATGAGCTCACACTTAAATGAGTTGTTGCGGTTTCTGCAGTTGTTGCCGCTCTAATTCCATTGTATTTGTCTGTAACTGTTATTACAGCATTGCCGCCTACAGATACAGGACCTGTAGATATAAATTTTGTATCTAAATCTAAGGCTATTTTAATCTTTTCTGCTATTTCATTTTTTGAATCACCAGGCTCTAGATCTACACGTATGGACCTATTTAAGGCAACCACTGGCGTTGGTATGGTCTCGCCGTAAACGTCAAACCAAACACCAACAGATCCATTAAGATCTTGTATTTTAAGATACTTACCACCTAAAGTTATATCTGAGGTTCCGTCTATTGTTCTATCTATTTCAAATGCATAGCTGTAATACCAGAATTCACCACTATTAGAATTGTCATCGCTACTAATGTATAGTTTTTCATCAAATACTAACATGTCCGATATGGACTCATTAGATGACGTCCAACCAGTTGCGCTATTTATTTTTTCCCATGCGGCTCCGTTGTATCCCCATAGTTGCCCGCCGCCGGAGTTGTAAGTGCCTATACGCAATTTGGATCCATAAGCAGCTGCGGATCGTATGCTGTTGCCAGCCCACCCAGTTGTCGGCGTAACATCTGTCCAGCTGGTGCCTGTGTCATTATATCTAAAAACCTTTGCGGCTGAGCATGCATACAGTTTAGAATTATAAACCGCCATGGCATTTATAGAAGAATCTGCAGTGGTCCAGGTTCCACTAGTAATATTTGTCCATGTTGAACCGTTATAGCTCCAAACTTGAGCAATGCCGCTCGCTACAGATGCTCCAACTATTAATTTGTTATCAAAAATTATCATTTTTTCTATTGTAGTGGGCATTTGCGTCCAAATAGGTGTAACATTTACCCATGTTGTGCCGTCATATCTGTAAATTACATTTTCAAAAACGCCACCTACTAGCCTAAATTTAGAACCTGCATATAGCTTTCCCTGAAACACAATCATATCGCTTATTAAACTAGATCCAGGTGCCCATGTTGCATTAGTGTTGGACCAAGATGTGCCGTCATACTTCCAAATAGATGTATAAGTGTTGAGGGTAGACACAGAACCGTCATCTATTGATGCGTATAGGTCTCCATTAAAGGATCCCATACTGTTAATGTTGCCAGCGAGGCTATTCCATCCAGAATAAGAAATATTTAGCCACTGATCGCCATCATAAGACCACACCTGGTGATCACGGGTGCCAATATATAGTTTAGAATCATGTTCGACTATCGACCTTACCGATACCGTTGGTCCTATTGGAGGAGGATACATCTCAATCCAAGTTGGATCGCTGTTTGTGTACCCAATAGAAACCGAACCGTGCTTTATAACTGAAGCTGTTATCGTGCTTCCCACTATCGAAGCCGTAAAGTCTATATCGTTGTTTATGGCTGTTGAAACAGTATTAGCTATATCCTCTCCGCTGGCTGTAGTTGCCACATTGGCGGCTTGAACGAATCTTAAAGTAATGCCTGGTGCAGAAACAGTGGGTGGAGTTGTATACAGGATTCCATCGTTCTGTATGCGATACCAGAAAACAACAGCAGTGGTTGCGCTAGTATACAAGATTATATATTTTGTTTCCCCAATAGAGCCACCTGGCGCACAAGATACAGTGTGAACAGTAGACGTGCCAACAACATCATCAGCGCTTACTGTTATTTGAGTTACAGCTGGCGATCCTACATCTGTAACAACCCCACTCGGGTTGTATATATCTATATACTTTTCTGTGTCTTCTTCTGTGGTGCTGTTTTTAACAGCAAGTATATTAAATGTGCCGCTGTTTACAGATAGCACATCGCCAGCAACAACATCACTTAGATCTATCACGTCTTCTTGAAAGATGTATCTTTTATTTCCATCTGTTAATGCCTCAACCCTAAACTTTTGAGAACCACCTATGCTTAGGGTTCTAGCCTCGTCAGAGGCAAATGTCATGGTTGTTACGGTTCCACTTACAGAATTTAAATGACTAATTTGAGAGTTAGCATTTTGCTGTGCCGGATAATCTAAAACAAAAGTGTGCTTATCGCCATTTGGCCCGTATTCTTTAGCCCTAACTATCATAGTAGCGCCGCTGTCTGACTTATACCAGTTATGACTTCTCATCCATATAGCGTAATCTTTAAACTCAGCACCAGAGTCTTCTTTAGACCATATAGCAGGTGTTCCAAAGTTTATATTATCTTCGGCGTCAGCATCGTCGGCGGAAAAGGAGCTATTAGTGGGCGCTATTAGACTGTTTATTCTTCCAGTTCGCCATAAGTTGACATTTATAGTTTTATTAGATATGTCTTTATCTGCCACTACAACTATAGAGTCATCTGAAGATATACTAAGCGGCCTTAATGCCTGCACCTCGTCGCCTTGAATGTGATCAAATATAGTTTTTAATTTATTAGTTTGAGTTTTTAAACTGTTGTCTTCGTTAAACTCTTTTATGCTTCTAAAAAGAGACTTGTTGCTGCCGCTTGTTAAATTCAATAAATCATCGTGTGACATCTCGCTATCGTTGAATATTTCAGACGATACTTCTTCGCTGTATTCTGCTGTTAAGCTAGCATTAGGCGACACACTAATAGATAGCGCGCTCGCTAAGTCTTTATGCGTGTATCTATCTAAAAATGTAGCAGTAGGATCTGTTCTTTTGAATATAGAAAAAAGATCTTTGCTAGTTATCTTATTTGCTATGTGCGACTGGTTGCCTAAAACCGATCCCTGTCTACTTGATATGACGCTAGAAATCTTACCAGTGGACACTGGTACCGATATCGCACCGTTGTTTTCAGTTGCGGATGATATCTTAATTAAGCTGTTTTTAAATATAGAACTATCAACATTGGATATGTTGTTATTTATGGAATCTGATATGTTTTTTAAGGTCGAATCTCCAGATATTAAAGAGCTTTTCCATCTTTGTGGATACGTGTCTGAGCTAAAAATCTGTATATCATCAGAAGATTGAACAATATACGGTCCACCGGCTGTAAAAGATATATTTTGAACATCTAAGTACGAGTTTATTCCAGCCCCTGTGTGTGCACCTTTGTTTGTTATCTTAAACAATCCACAACTGTTTTCTTTAGGCCATGCTTCTGTACTGGTGACGCTTTTTGCGGTCTTAGATATAAAAACATAATCATTAATCTGTGCGCCAGCAAACATTGAATTGTTGCTGCCCATTATTCTCATTTTGCCGCTGACTTCGCTTATTGTTATTGTGCTACCTATAGATATAGATAAGCCAGATCTAGGAGTAACGTATTTGCCATCCGCAACCATGACCATTTCAGATGATCGACCATAAGAGTCAGAAGATAGATCGTAAGAGCCACTCGTTGTGGCTTTAGAAAATATACTTCCTCTAGCATCTAAAACGCCAGCAGATATTGTATCGCCCTTTGATATCTTTGTTTTTATTTGTATGTTGCCGTTTTGGCGATTTAATGCAAAATCTGAATTCTTGCCAGTTGATTCAAGTTGTAAGCTGCTAAAGAGGTTACTTAAATAGGTGCCGCCTACTATTTTTATTTTAGACGCTGCGCCTGTTTTATTAGACTTCAATATCATTCTCTTTGATGACGTCTCTGATGCTGTTATTCCAGCAAATTTAGCATTAAAAGCTTCAACCCACTCAGATAGTGACACAGTGCTCAGCGACTCACCGATTTCTAATCCAAAGTCTTGAGAATAAAAGAATCTTTCTTGCGGCGGCGTTCCGTCTACTTCTAGTATTACAGATCCGCCCTCGTCAGTGATCCCCCACTGAGAAAAAAAATTGGTTTTTATAGAAGCCGACGTTTCTTTTTCAGTAAGCGTTGAATTATTTTTATAAAGCGTTATGTATGACTGAACAGCGTTAGAGAATTTAATTATATAGTTTGCATGTGCGCCGACACTTTCGCCTGTTTTAAGCTCAGATACTTGAATGTATTCTGCGTCATAGCTTTTTGTGTAAAGTAAGATTCTTGAAGAGTTGTTTGAAAGTCTTGATCTAAAGTTTAATGCTTTAGAATTTATAACATTTACTATTTCTGACGTGGTTGCTGCTGCTATATTGTTAAACTCACTAGAGTAAAAAAATATCTCTTCTTCTTCTCCGTCTACCGATACTGTTAAAGACATACCATTAGATAGCTCATACGGCCCATCGGTTTCATTTATTATCTGTGGTCTGGGTATGGGAAAGTTAGCTAGCTGCAAGAATTCTTCATCACCGTTGGCGGAACTTAATAAGACGTCTACGCTTTGACCTTGAAAGCTTGGTTGAAAACCAGAGCCATCGTCTATGTAAACTATTGACGGCTCGCCTAAACTAGACGGCTCACTTATTGTTGCAGAATAAACTTGTTTTGCATCAGATGCATCAGATACGCCTATTATTGACGACAATATGGCCTGCCTGGTTCCTCTAGCAAGAGTTGAGGCATGTGTTTTTATTCTTTCTCTTAAAACATCATCTGATTCTATATCTCTACCGTCGCTAAGTGCATTGGTATTGATTACCGTGGCGCCAGTGAAAGGTAAAGAGCCAAACACCGTTATAGTGCCTATTCTTGCGTTGTTACTAGACCCCGTAGATAAGGAAACTATTGGCACATCGTTTACGTAGTCTTCTCCAGCTGGAATTATGGCATCTCTTATTGTGCTATAAGATATTTCTGGGCTTTCATTATTGGACGGTATCTTTACGGATGTTCCAGCCGCCACAGTGCGATCTGATGTGCCCTGTGCATTTACAACGCTGTCTGATGTCAGATGATCTTTTTTAAGAGCCGAAGTTAGATTTATCTGATAGTAGCTGCCAAAACTTTCAATACTGGAATAAGATATAGGACCTTCAAATTGTCTGGTACCTCTACCTAAATATATCTCACCAGTTGGTGTCCAGTTTTCTGCACTATTAACATATATCTTAGTGCTTCCCGCAACCGGTGCTGGTTTTGATGCATAAAGCGTTGTGGACTGCTTGACTATGCTGCTGTCAACAATCTTTATGAAGCCTGTCGCTTTTGTAGCCGGTATTCTAGCTAATCCGTAGTCTGCGGCTCTATTATCTAGATCTGCGTTTTTTAATGAGTCTATACTTAATGTTTCTAGAACAGAAAGTATAGCTGCGTTATTCTCAAAATCTTGAGATGCCGCTGCCTCTAATAAGTCCAAAAGTACAGACCCGGCGCTTATGTCGTTAACAGCCGTATCTGCCATTATCTTGCGGATCATCTTTCCCAATATTTCATTTAGCGTTGTTAACTGGACGGCCATCTTTTTTCCTAAGCGTTAGATGAATCTATTTCAAAGCTTATAGGTATTACGTTGTTTCCACCTCCAGCGAGGACTACCCCCACTCTTACAACATACCCAACCGGTCCTCCAGAAGAAGACCGCTTTATAGATTCTACCGTTATAAACTCTAAACGATCAAATCTTGGATCGTTTAATATCTGCTCGGATATAGATTGAGATATGCTTTGAGACTCTGCAACCTTATCTGCTGACTTTGTGCCTATGATGTCTAAAACACCGTAATTGGGGTGTAGTGGTCTAGAACCCTTAACCGTGCTAATTAGTATCTTTAACGCCTGCATGCCGTTGTCCACGCCATAAGATAGTTGCAGATCACCATATGGTGTAAAAGATAGGTCGTTGTTTTTGTCTAAAAAAATATCAACTAGCGCATTTTGCTCATCTTTTCCCTTACTTTTTAAAAACCAAGGAGTTTCTTTTTGCATGGGGTTGATAGGTGTGTCTTTGTTGGGTATAAGTACATAGAAATTAGAATTTATAGTGTTTGGCTTGAACACTCTCACAGTTGCACTATCTACTGCTTTGTAAGTATTTAAATTTGACTCCCCGTCTAACTCTATCACTATCTCACCAGAAACGGGTATTTCTTTTATAGATTTTATAGTCCTTTGATCCGGAGGTCTTCTAGTGTCAGACTGCAGGATTACGATTTGATTTATGTATACTTTTTCTATATTCAAACGACCACCGCCGTCAGATCTACCTATATTTATAGTGTTATTGTTGCCGTTTGCTATTAGTTTAATTTTTTCACCAACCTCATCTATATAGGGTGGCTTAAGTCCGTTTGCTATAGCTATCTCTATCCATTTTGATTGATCACCCATCGTTCTAAGAGCTAATGTTTCTAAACTTTCTCCGTAGTTCAATTTAAACATTTTTCCACTTTTGTAGGACTGTATGTCGAAGTCTGGATTGTTTGCATTGGCTCTTGCAAAAGCAAAAGGGTCTATTTTGGCCAAGCTGCCGGTTGCTTGATCTGAGTTTAAAATTATATCGGTTATAGTGTTGATTGCCACTTGATACTGAGCGCACATGGATATTCGCTGTGTGGTTCTATCTAGTGTTTTAGAGACAGAGGACCTACTGAACACAGAATTGTACGTCTGATCCTGTCCACCGATGCTATCGGCCAGATTGTCTCTATTTTTAATTATGTTACTTCGCATAAACTTGAAGTAATCTATAGTAAAAGAGCTTACTCTTTCAATTTCTCGCTCAACTATCGCAGATTCTTGCTTGGATATGGGCATGTCATACACATCCATAGAGTCGAAAACAGTATAATATTTAGATATCATTTCTGTTTCCGATATTGGGCCTAATGCGTCTGGTCTAACTCTAAAAAGTTTAACTAAATTATCAAATTTATTTAACTCTATATTAAGGCGCCCCGGATCTTGTGAACTAGATTGTTTAGTTAATATTCTATCTTTTGTTTCTTCCCAGTTTTGCACGATGTCCTTTATTCTAAGCTTTATTAGCGAGGGGACATCTGCAAGAGTTAAACTTTCTGAAGTCTTAACCTTTATCCAAAGATTTAAATCAGATACATCGTTTCGATCAGTTGATGTGTTGTTCATGGTCTTTTTTCCAAATCTTAAAATTTTCTTGTAGACCCTAATGATACCAATGCGAATGCTGTGTCTTTAAAAGCTTTGATTCTGTTAATGAAGTTAGCAGAGTTTATCTTTTCGCCATTGTCAGATTTATCTTTTTTATCCGACCCTAAATCTTTTAAATCGTATGCTCGCAGCTGTATGCTGTAATTGTACAGCATTGGGTTGTCGCTGGATCTTTCTAGCGTAAAGGCATTTATTACACAGGAATACTTATTGTTGTCTTTAAAATTTAAAAACATTAAGGGGCTTGAATCTGGGTGCGCACTCTTGCCGTCGGCTGCTGATTTTTTATAAGCTAAGAAAAATCTATACAAATTGTGAAATGCAACATACCCAGACATACTGTCACTAACACCGGACTCGAATTTATAAGTTCTACCCATATCTACGGCTTTATTTACAATCGATGCTTTATTTACAATCGATGATAAAAATCCACCTAAAATAGCCGTATTAACCTGCGGAAAGTGGTTTAAATCATAAGATTTTCTATTGGATGCGCTAAAACTTTCATTAACATCAATATTTGTATTTTCTGTATTTAATGCGCCAGCAATGTTAGCATCTTTTGCTGTTTGTGCAGTAGGCAGATTCTTAGGCGCAATTCCCGTCGTTCCTGCAATGCCGATATCAAAATATCTTTGATGCGCATGTTGCTCTATGGTGGAGCCAAGCGTCGCCACTGTGGTTGTGGCATAGTGTGTTGTTATTGTTAAATTTTGCGGATTGATAGGTAGATAGAATCTTTTTTTTGTGCCGTCTATAATGGCCTCAAAAGCATATGGTTTTGTTTGATACCATAGTTGCTGTCTTATGGTGTAAAAATGATCTGATTGTATAAGCTTGTTGGGTGAACTATCTGATGTTCCACTCATTTAAAACTCCACGCCGATAATAATCTATTTAAAGGCTTCCCTTAATAACAGATAATTTGTTTTTTAATGCCAGTATCTGTGCCCACGTGGGTGCAGATTTTAATGGAGAACATGGCCCCATAGGTGAATTTACTATAAGTGTTCCAAAGGCATCTATTAATTTTAACACAGTATCTATTAGTTCTACGTTGCCGTGGCCTATTGCTATCTTTGCTGCGTCTATTTTTATTGTTTTTATTGCGTTTAATTGTATGTCACTCTTAGAGGATAGCTTTAAGATCTTACTGGCATCAACTTGATACTGTTCACAGCTAACTGATATTTTTTTAGAATTCTTATCTATATCTATAGACACGTCGCCCGATGTGATTGTAAACTTGCCGTTGGGTTTGTCTATTTTCAATGACTGTGGCAGTTTGCTATTGCCATCTGTTAACTCATAGCTGCCATCTTTTTGAAAACTAAAATATGCGCCACCTATATCTGTATTATATTCGGGTTCTGGTATAGAGGGCTCACCGTTTAATTTATTTATGGCATCGCTGTTTTTAGCGGCACCTTTAAACTTTATCTTATAGGCACCATACTTGTCTATAGTTGTTTCTAAGCCGTTGAATTCAGATATATAAGATAGTCCATCTTTTTTAGGATTAAGCTTGTGGGCTCTAGACGGGTGCTTGATTGCGCCAATTATTACACCCTCTGCGTACTTGCCATCTAAAGGTGCAACTATTACCACCTCTCCAACCCTACTAGTAAAACCAAAAGTAATGCGTGCACCAGATTTCAAACTGTCCTCACGCAGCGACCATTCCTCATAATTAAATGGGTCTCCAAATTTTGATAGCTGACGGCACCTAATCATAACTTTTTGGCCGCCTATTACGGCTTCAACTATATAGATTAGCGAGAATGGAAGAGCATCGTCTATCTGTCCCCTTATTACGCCCATGTGTATAGAGCCACTTGGTTTAGCTAATGTGTTAGATGGGTTGCTACCTATCTTTGATATGGATGAATCTAAGACTGAATTAATGCGTATCATTGACTATCTCTTACTTGTAGTACACGTTAGACGGTTTTTCCGCTTCCTCTGGTATAGCTTCAGACATGGTATCTACAGCAAAGCTATTTGGACTTAGTAGCCTTGTACCTGCTTTATCTGTTATAACGCCTCTTGTGAAAGTTAATTCTCTTGTATAGGAGGCGCCACCATTATCGTCAACTGAGAAAATATTAGACACTGCTTCAACGTGCGCCAATATGGATGCATCGTCCTTGTCTGCTAATGATAGCTGACCCTCAACCATTGGGAACTGACCAAGCGCAGAAGCTGGTATTATTATGTTTTCGCCCACACCAATGTAGTCGTTCTTACCTATAACAGTTATGCCACCATTTATCATTTTGTGCGTGTCGAAGTACCAATTTCTTATTACAGGGACCCACGATCTTAATGCATTTATGTCAGGCGTGCCATTGCTATCTAGTGGCACCGATGATGTTCTTATTACTAGAGTTCTTATTCCCTCTCTAGGGAAAGAATTTTTATCATAGGCAACTGTCAATAGATCTGCTTTATTTTGAGTTGCTAAGCTTTTTAGAAAAGACTCTTTGAAATTGTTACCATATATAGTTGATAAATCTGGAATTATTTCTATAAAATTAATTCTATTTTCCCAATTTGTTCCGCAATCTATTTTGGTAATATTTTCTTTACCTATCACGGTGCTTTTTAAATTAAAGAAAGATGACTTTATATTTCCAGCTCCACTTCCAGCACCTATGGTGTTTTCTTTTGTGTCTGTGTCTTCGTTGCCGGGCTCGTTATCCAATGGGCTAGCGTCGATTTGTTTATTGAATTTTTTTTCACCACTTGACGCACTATTTGAGTCGGCTGTGCTGTTGAAGCCGATACTCTTTGTGTTTGTTTTACTTAATAAAAATGGTTTTATTCTTTTGTAAAGAACAAACTCTGGTTTGCCATCTGGTCCATTATCGCTCCACTTTATGTCTGTCAATATCTCGTTTACAACTGTATTACAGTTTGCCTCTAGTAGACTCCAAACTGCATTATCTCCCACTATCTGATCATAGCTTATTATAGATAGCGATTCGTTTGTTTCCCGATATCTATCCTTATCTACAAGCACTCCAGTTGTTATTTTTATAGCGTCAGCAAGATTGTTTGACTTATTAAATGAGTTTTTTTGATTTTTCAAATTATTCACAAGGGTGTTTGGTAGCACCACGTTGTAGGTTGGAGCATATCTTTCTACGGGGATGTGTAGCTTGTTCAGTTCATCAGTTTCTTTGCTTGGTTTTTTAACACCCCAAGCTTCTATAAGGAAATGGGCTACTTGAGTTGTTGTCGGCATCTTGTCTTCGCCATACAATCTAGTTAGATTAAATCTTTCTTGAAAGTCGGCCATGTTTTTAAAAGCGCTATCTAGTCCGCTTAGTATTGCTGAATCTATGTATAGTTTTGATTCAAATATTTGCCCCCAATCTTTGCCAGTAACTTGAAAAAATGTACTAATTGCGCCATTTTGTTGGTTTATCTCGGTGACCACTCTAACGCCGTTTATTCTTCCTATCATTTTTAAATTTTTAGAAGAGTAAAGTTCTTTTTTGTCTATGTTAGACGTGGATATATGTATAGATATCCAACTGCTTAAAGATAGTGTAGTTATCCAGTTTCTAGTCGGCGCAAGGTTTATTGTAAACTCGCCAGCAGGATTTGATTTGTATTTGCTTGTGCTTATAGAAACTATATCTTTATATATGATCATAGGTTCTTCTGTGCTACTGTCAAGTTTATAGCTAGAGCTGCCTGCTCTATCTTTATAATTGTAAACCACAACTAAAGCTGTTGGTTGAGTTATCATGCTTGTCACCTTTATGTATCACACTATTATCTCTTAAGTGCTACGGCTGCGTCTTTAAGATCTTTTGCGGCTTGATTAAAAAGAGCAATATCATCCGAAGAAAGCCCTAACGATTGTCGACTTTCTACTTGATTTTCCATTAAGTTTTTAGTACTATCTATTATCAAACCAGACAAGGTCTTTAAAGAGTCGCTGAATTGACCAGTGGCAGAATTTAATACTCCTCCAGCTTTAATTAGATCGTTCTGCCAGCCAGCCATAGCGTCTTGTGTTTCTTTTATTGTTTTTAGGTCCCCTTCAGGCTCATTTAATTTTGTTTTTGTGCCAGTGTATGTACCCTCTTTAAGAACACCTGAAACGTTAGATAGCGATATACCTGCGCCCTCTAATCTTGCTAACTCACCTGGTGTGTAATCTGACGGCGAAGACTTGCCTTCAAACAACTGCATAAGTCTGTCTTGTTTTATTCCAGTAAAAGATGAAATTCCTGCTGTTTTATATTTTAGTGTTTCTTTTATTTTATCTTTATCTATTTTTCCATTTTTAAGAAATACATTACCAAGGCCCTTGTTGGTTATCTGTCCCATGGATTCTTCTTCATTTAGGCTAGTTAACCAACTCGTTAATTCCTGAGGTCCTAACTCTGAAGCTGCAGCAAACTGAAATGGATCTTTTATGCCTAATTTTGTTAAATTCTTGTTAACTATTAGGTCTTGAACAGTTATCTGAGAGCCGCCGCCTCGCATCAACTGACTTAACCTGTCGATTCCAGATTTAACAGCGCTCTGCCTCATCTCTTCAGATGCGCCAGGCATGCTCGTCTGGCTAGCTAATAGTCCGCCGGTAAGCATAGACGTAACACCTGATGTGACATTTATTCCTCTTTGTGCGAAAGAGGAAGACAGCTCCGCAACTCCAGCAGTCATATCCGATAAAACTTTTGCACCATTTACGCCGCGCTCAACCGCATTAGCTAGTATCTGCTCAAAGTTTGCAGCAGATCCATTTCCAGCACCGGCGGCATTTAACTGTCCAAGCGATTGAAAGTACTGTTCGCCAGATATCACTCTTGCTTTTTGCAACTCGCTTGCCCTATTGGTCATCTCGCCAGATGTAAAGAGACCTCTTTTAGCGTTTTGGTAATTTTGATAATACGAATCCGTAAGTGTTCCAATCATTGGGGCACCAGGAAAATATTGTTGTGTAGCGCTCCAGTTTGAGCCTAAAGCCGCTGCACCCATTTTTGTAAAATTAATTAAATCTTTAGGGGCGGTAACTGTTGTAGCAAACCTGCCTCCAAGATACCCTCGCTCATTTACGGTTGTCATTTGTTGAAATTGATCGCTGGCGCGAGATCCCATACCCATAACCGCATCTGCAGCGCCAAAACTATAATCCATAAGCGCTTGACCAGTTTTTGCTCTTATGTAGTTTTGTTGTGTTTGTTTTTCTATTTCAGCCCCATAGGTGCCAACGGCAGCCTCTGTTGCTTCAACATTAATAGAGTTTAATGTCTGAGCAGTCCCCAATCCAGCAGCTGTCACACCGGCTGCGGTCTTCACGTTTTTTGCGGTGAGCACACCTTTAAATAACTTAGAGACGCCGCCCGCCGCCCTCATCGCCTTGATTCCTAAAAGTCCGCCTCTTGCTGCATTACCCACACCCGCAGTCAGAGGTATTAAACTTGCAACAGTTGCAAGACCCAATGCTGTATCAAGTGCACTAAAACCTTTAGATTTTCCACTAGCACTCGATGCCTCCTCAATCGCCTTACTTTGACCGCTATTAAGGATGGCGGACATTACGTCTCCACTGGCTGCCGCATTCTGAATATCGAATCTGCTGTTTGCGATTCCAATTCTTGCAGCTTCTGCTTTGGTTTTGGCAATCGGCGTTGACACTACAACATCTCTGCCAAAACTAGATATATTTCTTAACATGTCCAGAGCTGCACCACGCGTGTTATATTTTTCTTGTCGACGCTGTTCGCCCACGTCAACTGTATTTCTTTGTCCGGCTATCTGCTCGCCTAAGTCCGTTGCCTTCTTTGCAACACTCTCTAGCTCTTCCGCGGATGCAGTTCCTGATTTTTTTAAATTATCTAGAGTTTCTATCACCTCTAAAAATGCTTTATCTAATTTAGATAGCGTTTCTTTTTCTTTTTCTACGTCTATTTCGGGTGCATCTGACAATCTAGCTTCTTCTTGTCTATAGTTCACATCTTTTTCTGTGCGCGCTATTTTTCCTATCATACCCTCGAGATCTGAACCCTCTCTATGTTGAAGCTGTCTTGCCTTAGAGTACGTGGAGCTTAAACTAATATTTTCTTCAAGACTCTTTCTCATCTCGTCTATTTTTTTAATGCTTTGCTGCTGTCTTCCTTTTATATCTTCAGGTCTTTCCCTATCCCCAGGCAACCTAGAGATGGATTCTAGCTCTGCTTTGATACTTGAACTTAATCTAGACCGCTCTTTTCGCAATCTATCGCTTTCTTTGTCAAGAGATGCTGCACCATAGCCTTCTTTAGCGGCTAAGGCGCTTATAAGTGTTTCTGGTCTTGAGGCTTGAACGCGCACACTTGTTTCTAGTTGCTTTTCTTTTGTAAAAGAAGAGATTGACATTGCGTATTTTTTGCCAGCCTCAACTGAGGCGTATTTTTCTAATCGCCTTCTTTCTTCTTCTTTTTGCAGTATTGCGTTTTTGCGCATCTCAATGCCGCGTTCAATTCTGTCACGGGCATCTTTTCTCTTTGCGTCTGTTAAATCTTTTTTTTGAATATTTTTTAAAGCAGCATGTGCTTCTTCTTGCTGCCGTTTTAAGTCTTGTATTCTGTCAGAAACTTTTTGAGCTTTTAAGGAGTCAGACTCTAACTTTTGTTTAAAGCCAACCGTAGCCTCTTTCATCGATTTGCCTAAAGCAAGAGCACTATATTCCATAGAATCAGGTTCTTGATAGTTACTGCGCGTATTGGGTTCTATCGAGCTTCTATCTGTAATATTTTCTGATCTACTTTTGCTGCGCTCTAGTAATTTTTTAGCTTTAGCTAATTTATCATCATCATCCAGCGCCATTAGAATACCTCATTTATATCTTCGCCAAAGTCTTCGCCATATATAGTTTTAGCGTGTGCCATCTGATCTTCCATCCATTGCCTGTCTTCTTCCGATGGCATCCACTTTTTGTCTTGCTTTTGATCTTGAGCGTCGTTGTGTTCTTCTTGATCTCGCTCTCGATCTTTAGCTTCTTCTTCAGCAGCCCAAGCCATGGCATCGTCTATTTTCTTCTGTTCTATCTTATCAGCTTCTTCTTTTGACTGATCTTTAATGGCGTTTTCTCGCTCCACTTTGTCGCGGAACTCGTAATAAAGCTCTTCTAATGTGTAGGATAGTAAAATAGGATCTTTTAGTGGCCTATTATAGGTTTTAGACCACCAATGCTGTAGGAATCTTGTAATTGATTTTTCGTTATCTAGTGACTCTCTTGCGTTTGCCTTTACGATCCGATCTATGCACGCGAAAGTCGAATTTGCATAGTCGGCGCTTAGTTTCCCTTTTCTTCACTCGCAGCAAGCTTATCGTTGCCAGTCTTTGCGGCATCTTCTTTTGCTTTTGCTGCTTTTTCTAGTTCTTTTCGCCAAGAGTCTGATTCTTTTTCAACGCGCTCGTATAGAGAAAAAAGAGCATCTTCATCTTCCATCATCAAACCGTTGCTCTGCTTCCACCACTCTGGACCATCTTTTATCTTAGTTCTTAGTGTGCTAAGTGCTACTGCTGTGCCTAGAAGGCCATTGGTTGGATTGGCCATATCTGCAAGTAGACGAGATTTTTCCAACTCTAGAGAGTATCTATCTGCTACGCTTAGTCTGCATTTTATAGTGAAGTATCCTTCATATGTAAAACCAAGCTCTCCGTCGTGTTTGAAATAAAAAGTTCTTTCTTTTTTAGGCAGTTCCATATAGACCTCTTAGCATTTAGTTTATTTATACCCTATTGTTTAATAGAGCCGTAATCTTATTTAAATATTTATTTTATTGTGCCGGCTCAAGAGGCTCTGGTGGTGTTTCTGATTGCCAGCCAACTGCTTTCCAATTTAGTGTAGTGGTAGCCATATCGTCTGCATTTATTTGAGATTGTTGATTTGTTACGATAGCCTTATCGGCTTTAAAAATTAACTCGCCGCTTGACGAGTCGCGTATTTCTATGGTTATGTATTTATTAGATAAAAAAGCAAGAGAGTCCGACTGGATTCTTTCATTCTGTGGACTTCTGCCCGGGATCTGCAGCAATCCAAGTGTGCCTTCAACTAATATCTTTGTAGGGGCTATCTCATGTGGCAATACGTCGTCTATGGCGTATATCTCTCTAGCGTCAGTCTGTATACTCCAAGACACACTAAAAGCAAAACCAACAACCTTACCGTTTATTTTTAAAACTGTTCTAGCACCAGACATAAATTTAGCGCCAGGACGCGTAGAAAAAATACCCGGCAATGAAGTGGGAGTGTTTTTGCTGTCTCTATTGAAACCTAGACGAGCTGCCATGATTTAATCCTATGCATTTAATTGACCGTTATCTGATGAATTAGCTATAAAACTATCTTCATCTAGATACTGCGCAACAAATTGAAAAGTCTGCGTCATTAACCCCTTAGGGATCGAAGACTGTACATCTACTATTCTACAGTTTCTTATTTTAGTAAGTCCACTGCTTACCATCTTATTTTTAGAAAAATCTTTTTGTGTCTGCCATACTTCTATGTCAAATGTGACAGCATTGTGAAGCTCGCTTGGATCTAAAGAATCGCTAGCTCTTCCGTCTACGAGATCTATTCCTACTTTGCGTGCTGTGTCTGATTGCCAGTAACCAATTCCGTTTCCTTTATTGCTTGAGCTAGCGGGGGCATTTTCTAATGTTTTCTTTCTTGTGCCTTCTGAGTATCTTATAACAGTAAAACTACCTCTTACGGAGTAAGAGGTAGGCTCTAATGAATGAACTTCGTATGCACCAAGTGTTTTAATTTCTTTGTGAGGAATAGATACAGAATAGCTAAGATCCCTGGCATAAGCCAATGTAACGCCATTAACTTTAATCTTACAGTTCGAGCCTGTTACAAAAAATGGTGGTAGATTGGCCATGTTTATCTATTTTATATATTAGGTTAGATCAGTTGACGAGCTTGAAGATTCACCAACTTCAAAAGAGTCGTCATCATAAAGTATACCAACAAAATCATAATTCTCCACCATAACGCCACGCTTGCTTATGCCAGAGGTAAGTCTTGTCAATCTACAGTCACTTATTTTAACTAATGGCTTGCTGGGGTCCTGACCTGGAGCATTTCTTTGAAATATTTCTACGTCTACTGTAGATGTGGATAACATTTTAGATGGGTTAAAGGCATCTTTTTGTCCGTCATCTGCGAGACCTTTGCCAAGCTCACCAACACCATTCCCTTTTGGGGCTGCGAGTGGTAAAGCAGCGTTTGCGGTATCGGTGTACCTTACTATGCTAAAAGATCCAGCAACGTTTACAGCAATGGGCTCGTTTGTTACGACTTCGTACCTTCCCATGACTTCAACAGGAACCACGTCTACAGTTACTGCGTAAGACACGTCAGTTGCATATGCTATAGTTTTGCCACCTATTTTTAGTTTTGCATTACTGCCCGTTACTAAACCCGGTTTTTTGCCCGCCATTTTTTCTCCTTGGGACTCTAGAGCCCTATTACGTTAGAGTTTCACTGCACAATGCAGCATCAAGATCATATAATATCATGCTCTCTGTCATGACTTATTTATTTTTCTAGTATTTTACACGCCTACCACCTAATAAACTTAGTGTCAGATTAGGATTTCTACAATACTTGGCAGCAGCAGTAAGTTTTGATGTGGCTCTAATCTTAGCCAGCCTTTCCATTTTAAGAATCTGCTTTAATTTGTCTTACTTGCTTTGGGTTAGAGACATCTGACGCACATGTAGAGCATCGCATTCTGTCTTAAGACAGCCAGCTATTGCGATCTTAGCCAATCAATCACCTCAGACTGAGTGCCACTAAACTGTGGAAGTCTAACACTAAGAGTTGCATATCGTTTGATGCGCCTCTTCACGCCATCTGTTAGTGTTCCATCGCGCAGCGACAAACGATGCCCAATCATACCTTCATCTTCATTTATGATGGCCGTAAAGCATCTAACGCCGTTTTGCGCCATAGTCTTAACGAACCTGGTTGCCTGCGTATTAATAACAACTAAGCTCTTATCTTTGGCTGTTAATGCTGCATCTAGTGCCTTATCGAAGCCTAAAGCATCCACATCGATGATGTTGAAGTTGTTGACCCGCTTAGATGCCCACGTTTTGCCAGAGCCAGATGGCCCACACAAAACGTATATTGATGGTTTCTTACTGGCCCACGCAACAGGATCTATTGAGTAGTCTATCTCATTGCCCCAAAGCTCTAGATATTTCAGTCCCTTGTTGTTGAAGAAGTTGCGCTTCCTATTGTTGGAGGCCAAGTGTTTTTGCTGGTTGTGCCAATAGTTACCATGCACGTCTAGGTACGTGTCTATCTCTGGGATATAGATGTCAACTGTGTAAAAGTCTTTTATAACCTGATTGTGGGCTAATGGGTAGGTTTGCTTTATCTTGTTTAAGACTTCGGTTTCTAACTTCGAAGTCTTTTCTGATTGCATCTTTGCTAAAGCTTTAGCGTGTGCAATTTTATTTTCTGGTAAAAGTCTAAGTTTCTTAAGAAGCTCTCCCCCATTATCGTCATTTATTTTTTGTTTTTCAGTTCTATTTTCAGGTTCGGTGTACCAGTTCATAGAGCACTTAACGGAGCAAAACTTATTTTCTCTTTTTAGGTGAGATTTGTGCTTCTGTAGCGATGTTTTACAGCACGCACACTTTACTGTAATCAAACCGCCTCTATAGTTAGGATTGTTTTGTCCTGATATATTTTTAAAATAACATTTCTTGTGAAATCTAGGTGATTCTGCTTCACCTTTTGGGATTGGTACTATTTCGCCGCACACTTCGCAGTTATTAAGAGATCGACCGTTTTGTGTAAGAGCATCTGTCTTATATTGCTCTTTAGTGTATTCAGTGGAGCAATGTATTTTATAATGTCGGCCCATGAGTCCATTGAGTTGCTTGGTCTGTAGGTCGCAAAGGTGGCATTTGTACATAGAAAAACCCTCTACCAGGATTCTACTTAGTAGAGGGTTTTGATTTACTTACTTGATTTAATTAAGCCGTTTGACTAGCGCGTTGCAAAGTAATGTCGTTCAATACAAAGTCTATGCCTTCCACTAACTTAACCGTAACTGTTATGTTTATGATGTTACCTTGAATCGTAACTGTAAGATCCTTAAATCCTTGTGCAGCATCTGTAGAGCTCACTGTTATGCCTTGAGATAGGAAGGTAGCAAGTACGGATTCTGCAGTACTTTTAACCTCATTGGCGCTCAATGTGTTTTTGACACCCACATATCTAGTTTCCATAGTGTTACGGAAGTTGTATGCCACTATATCAGCTGCATACAGTACGTTGCCTCTATTGTAGACCCAGTTGTCATCAACGCCATATGTTGTGTTATCTACGACAACTCTAAAGCCACCTGTTTTTGGTGCTTCTAGAAAAGTAACACCAGATTGAATTGCATCTTCATACTGCGTATCTGGATCAAAATCAAGTGTAATGTCTTCTTCTGGCGTTGTCATGGCTTGATCTGTATGACGCGCGCCCGAACAATTTAAAAACTTAAATGTCATTGGGAGTCCCACGGATGCACCACCTCTTGCTCCAGCTAGAAGACAAGCTAGCGCCCATGGCTGAAACCACTTTATGGTACCCGCTGCGTCAATTTGACGAACGTCTTGAATTACAAGTTGAATTCTTGCATCTGCAAGATCTCCAGCTTTCTCTTTTGCTGCAACATAAGAAGACTTAAGTGAAAGATATCCTTGTCTTTCAGATCTCTGCTTAGTTGTTTTCATAAGTGAGATGTGTGTCTTTACGGCTTGGTGTATCGCGTCGATTTGATAATCAGAATCTTCGTCTGTTAAAGAGTCTGATATGTCGTCATCCGCATCTCTTGAAAACAATGGAACAACAGAGTTTACATGAATTTTTTCAAATTTAGTTAATGCAGTCGTGATATCAGAAGAAGTAGTTGCTCCCTTTTCTCCACCAGTTAGTGCAGCCTCTGCGATCGCATTTGGTAATCCGCTTGTTGCGCCAGACGTTACAACTAGATTTGCTATTTGACTTTCAGCAAAAACTTCTCTAACTTCGTGTGCGTCTTTCTTAACAGACGATGCAGCCGTTACGTGGTCGAGCACGTTAGGCGATAGCTGATTATATATTGAAGAGGTTATGGCTACTGGAGCCGTTGGCGATAGCAGGTTGAGCGCTTCTACTAGCTGTTTGATTGTTTTAAAATCAGATTTAGGCAATACTGTTGGAGTTCCACCGTTTACTGATAGTGAGACAGTTGTTGCTGTTATTGTTAGTGTATCGTCTGCGTCAAGTGTTATTACTGTGTTTCCACCGACAGTTGCAGTTTCAACTATAAGATCTCTTTTTTGAGAGATGGTGATAGTTCTAGTAGAACCAGAGCCTTCTATTTTAATAGTTGCTCGATTTCCGCCTGTTCCCCATTCAATGGCTCTAACTTTAGAATCACACCACCCGGTGCCTGTAAGAGCTTTTTCTGCCCTTACTGATGCGTTTGTTTTATAAACCCAAACTGTTTGAGCTCCGCTTGGGATGGCTCCATCAGCTGCTGGTGCAAAAAGAAACGATAATGCTTCCATAATTGGACCAGATCTATACTTTGCTCTTGCTTCAACTAAGCGATCTGCAGTGTAAAAGTTATTTGATATGTTAACTTCATTTGCTCCAGGTGTCCCAGAGTCTGCTTCACCAAAGATTGCGATAAGTCCAGTTCTCCCAAGTGGAATATTTCCACCTAAATCAACTTGGGTTTTCGAATAGCTACCAGGGCGATAGATGGTTGCGCCGTTAAAAGATGTACTTATTGCCATAAAAACTCCTCTATAGGACATAAGATGCTTGGTTCATTCATTAAGATTATTGTACTATGTTGCGTTAGTTAATTTTATTAAAACATCAATTAGGTTTATAGATATTAATGTTTAGTTTGTGCGGTTATATATGTTTATTTTTACATTAATATAATCAATGGCTTATGTGTCCCCTTGATTTAATACTTCGGTCTCTAAATCATACGGGTCCTCGTTGCTTACATTTGAGTTCCATGTATGGAACACCGTGCATCTCATTCTAACCCACCTTGTCCATATGTTTTCTGGCATCTTAGATTGTTCTTTTTGCCAGTCTGTGGCAGAAAAAGTTTGCAACTCTATTCCCATACTTTGGGCAACATTTTTATGTTTAAAAAGTATATAGGATAGTATATAGTACATCCACAGCACCTGATCTGCTGCCTTACTTCCATGTATCCCTATATCTATCATAACGCTAAAGCTGGATATACCAATATCACCGCTGTCGTCGCTTCCATAGTAATCAGACAAACTGGCGTTTGCCTCCATCTCTGAATCTGATGATAGGTGAATGCTATAGCATGGAACTGTCTGTGGGCTAAGTATCCATGAGTGAACCGTTCTTACTTTCTCAGTAGAGAACCATTCCCATATTCTATCTACATAGGCCTGACCGTAACTCTCTGACATTAGAGGGTGACTTATTTGAAAGTCAAAAATAGCATCAAACGCTGCTCGATCCTGTCTAAGCTGTTGCACACCGTATTGGATTAGGCGCTGTATCGCTATCTCTGGCATAACGTGTGACATATTAACGCCTCCTAATATCGCTTGTTGCTATTTTTATATACTTGTTTATTATACTGTCGGCTATTGTTTCTATTTCTACTATCATCTTTGAATTTAAATCCATTATAGACGCAGTTATATCTTTATTTGCCTTAAACGATGGAGAATCAGACTCTCTATGGTCTTCAGTTATCTGATTTTTATTTTTTGAAACTTTATTTTTAGGTATTGTAATCATTGCGGCTGCCACTTGCGAAGCCATTTCGGATAACTTATTCTGGCCATCAACACTACTCGTTACCGCACTTTGTTTTTTAGATACAGTTATGTTAGGTTCTGATTGCCTTTCTGTGACGTTAGACTGCTTTTTTGCCCATGGGAGTTGTGGAAAAGGAATATCAGATACATCGTGATCATTATCTGACGACGGAGTCATATGCACGTATCCAGAATTAAAATCTAATTCTATATTTTTTAAAATCATACTGGGTGATATGCCATCTGTGGCGGCAACTTGAGACTCTGAAATTATCTTGACCGCCAGTGCCATTGCACTGCTTTTTATCTCTTGTTGAGCGCTTGTGCAGTAATACGCTATTCTATTTTTAGGAACACCTTTTTGTTCCATATGATATTCCATATTTTTGATCTTATTGAATATCATATGTATTATGGTTGTTTGGCTATTTTTTTAACAACCACAGCTCTCATGTCTTTAACAAAGTTTTCTTTTTCCATAGATGTCCAGTCTGTTGCAAAGTCTATGGCTATGTGTCCACTTGGATGGACAACAACTCTTGGTTTTGATAGGTACATGTAATGTTGAGCATGAATTGCTATAGGATTTTCTGGCGTGGAAGAGTATGCCTCAACCTTAGATGGGGTTTTGGTCTTTTTTTCTATAATATCTTGCAGCCGTGCGAGTTTGCTGTAAAGTTCGTCTATCTCTTTGCCGGCTTTTCTTGCTAAAGAGTTGTGCTTGTTTTGCGTCTCCGTAAGCTTTTCTTCTAGCTTATCAAATAGTTTTAATATCTTTTGCTCAATTTGTTGAAGATCTACGGCATTGCCATGCCTAATCTCTTCTCTTATATTGTGCATCTCGTCGTGTATGTCTGTTAAATTATACGACTTATAGTTGTCGGCAAGTTTACTTATGGCATCGTTTATTGTGTCGTCTGTTAGCTCTTCATCTGAATGAATCGTTAACTCTGGATTGTCTTCGGGGAGGTACCACTCAAAAACACTCATTACTTCTCCAGTTAGAGACGGCAAGGATCTATTGGAAAACTGATGAATCGTCTTAAGCCCATCGTCTATGTTCCCTGAATAAATATCGTTGGCGTGTTTTCTTACGTGTATGCGGTAGTCACCGAAATTAACTATTTTAGACTCGTCATCCTTCATGTCCTTGACAGCTTCTCTTAACATTCTATAAGCGCCATTGCCGACTAGTTTAAGTGCATCGCCATGCGTGAATTCATGAACTGCAGAATCTCTCTGTCCAGTTCTTATTATGTTTTTGTTCAACGACTCCTGCGCAATAAGCAATTTCAATGGTTTATTTTTATATTTAATAAGCGCTGTGTCTAAGTACGCCTTGAGTGAAGGATAGCAGCACGCACGCATGTCGTTTATGTCGATATTGTCTATAGGATAGAAGCCTACGTCTTTAAGCTCTTCTGTTGAATGATGATTTGGCGTCTCTTTAAGTCTAACTAAGAAGGTCTTGTCATTGCCGACTGTCTTTAATTCTTCTATATGATCAGTGCTTGAAAGAGAAACTCCAGTTTCTTCTTTTAATTCTCTTATGGCTGCGTCTTTTGCAGACTCGTTAGGCTCAATACCTCCACCTGGAATAGCCCACTGTCCTATTTCATTATCAAGGACACCATGGCGCCCAAATAATATTTCGCCTCTGTCGTTTACTACAACTATGCCCACGCCGTTTTCTTTTGTCTTTTTAAGTGGTGTTGATTTTTTGTTTTTTGATTTCTTTCGCTCATGAGGTGCAACATTCTTAGATCTACCAATATCGTAATCTTCGTGCGGTGATGCTTTGCCTTTGTTTTTATGACGCTCGTGGTGGGATTTCATGTTCTGACCATCCCATCTTCCACCTTTTAACTCTTTTCCCTGAGTTTCCGGAAGATCTTTATAGCTACCATCTAGATAGTAGCCGTTGGCTATATCTTTTGGCGGGCCTTTGTCGCCTCTTAGAGTGCTACGTTCCTTGCCGTTTTTGATGGCCATCATCATTCTATATTGTGCTTTACTTGTAAATGCTGGCATCGCTTAGCCCTTTAATTCTTTTATAAACTGTTTTGTGCATTAAATCGACGAATCTATTTTTTCTGGCGCGTTAACTAAGAAATCTCTCTTAACAACAATTTGTTGTGGTAGTCTTATCGCAAGCTTATTTCCAGATTCTAACTGCTGAGAAACTCGCAACTCTCTAAGGGGATGAAGAACCACATAAACTGGACTTGCCAAATAAGCCACCGAATACGCCTGACCTATATCATTTATAGAATCATATGTCGGGGTTTGACCTATCCATTTTATTTTACCATCATCTATAATAAAATCGGTGCCCTGTACATATTCTTTAAGCTGATTTGGGGTTGCGGTTACTAATTGCTCTATCTTAACAACTGGATACCTAAGCTGCTGTTTAGAGTCAGCTCTTGGCTCATACTCTCTCTTTTCCCAAAGTCTCACTGTAAAATCTTTAACAACTAGCCTATCGTATAAAGCAAAGTCTGCTTGCGTTCCGTCTGAATACTCAGTCGGAAAGGTAACTGTTGCGGTGCCAACTTCCCAAGACCCCTGATATTCAAACTGCTTTTCTATAGAGTTTGACATAAATACGCCAAAAATCTCTTTTGATGCATAGTACAATATCCCAGACCCGTCGCAATGTGTACACAAAGGGTCGTGCGAGTTATCATCTAGTGCTCTCATGTTTGGGCATGGAAGAGCTCTTTGGTGTTGAAATCTTATCCCCCTGTTTTTAAGCAGCTGATCGAAGTTCTGCTTATACATAGAAGGATCTGG